TGCTTACGCGGATCTCCAGGACGTAAACCACCATGCGCACCAATCTTACCGCCAGCTTTCTCGTATAGTTCAGTAAAGTACTTAAAGTAGGGTGCATACTTTGATGATGTCGTAAACTGCGCACCACCAGGAGAGGTCCAAGTTGATTGCCCAAGTGCAGATTGAGATGGAGGCGCGTTTGATGTAAAGCTAGTTTTACCAGCTTGCACTTCGCCCATCAATTTCTTGCCCTGCTCAGTCAACGAACCATCGTTGTTGTATAGGGGCGGCTCTTGCCCAGTCGGCGTCGGCTCAAGTGTTTTATATAGTCCATATCCAGCAGCAACACCTGTGCCAATCGTACCAAGCATCCCCAAAATTCCAGCACCTGCCCCTGTAGCAGCAGCGGTTCCGCCCCAACCAAGGGAACGCAAAATCCAAGCAACTAAACGTAGCAACCCTTCAGCACCTTTAATACCTGCAAGAGCCCCGCCAAACGCCAACAGAGTTGATGACCAACCACCAGTTGCTTTGCCCGCTTCTCCAGCTTTGCCAATCCATTTATTTGCAAACTCAATTATCGAATTGGCCGGATCGATGAAATTCATTGCTATCTTTTCGGGAATAAACAAAAACTCAGCCCCAAGACGATTCAGTTTTCTCTGTAATGTCTCAGATTTAGTAGCAAGTGCATCTTCGTTAACACCGAACTGATCAAGCATTTTGTTGTAATTACCAAAAGCTTCATTCAACTCATCATATTGTGACATAATCTGAATAATATCAGATTCAGACCACCCCAAACCACGAGCACCCATCAAAGCTCGATACGGCGACATCTTGCTCATGCTAGACAAGATATCTTTAGCAATCTGATCTACTTCTTTTCCAGCTGTTTTGATTTGGAAGAAGTTTTCAATCCATTTCCGCATCCCAGGGTTAGTCATCATCGATATATTGAGTTTTTCCAACATTGCTGTGGACTGCTCAGCAGAAATACCAACTTGTCGCATTCCAAAACTAAATGCGTTCAAGTGACTTGCTGATACACCTGTCCTAATAGATGCGTGATAGAGATCGGTGTACTTATCAGTAATTTTCAAAACCATTGCAGATACTGCTGCTGCAGCACCCATAACCTCCAATCCAAATTTAGTTACAGCAGCGGTTGTTTTTCCTAAACTTTCCTCAACGCGAGAAACGTCAGTTTGCTCGACTTTGTATCCAAGTTTAATAATATATTCTCTAATTACTTCAGACTCAGCCATCGATTATCTCCCGATTGCGATTCATAACTGAAATCGCATCATGAAGTCGAGCAATATCGACTAAGTCCAAAGTGCCATCAACCAGGCTTTCGTACCGGCACACATTTTGCATAACAGGAACCATCAACCAATCGGTTCCGTCAGGCATTTTACTCAATTCTGTGCGCCCGTCTCCCCCGCTGTCGCCTGGGTCTGCGTCGCGGGTGATTCGACGAAAAAATCGACCAACCTATTCTGCAAGATCACATGATAAACTACTTCGAGCATCTCTTGCAGGCCGATATCTTCAAAACGAATCTGGCCGTTGACTTTAACTGGCGCATACCCAGTTCCGTTTTCAAGCTTGCGAGTGACACTATTAAGACAAATGTCCATCGCAAAGTCGTTATCTGATTTAGGGGTTGGACCTGTAAAAGTAACAAACCCCTGAGCAAACGTTTTCGGCGTTAGGTTCTCCGCTCGTGCCATCATAAGAAAGACGTAAGCCCATTTCCGAGCTACGTCGTAGGCATCAAAAGCGTTTAACCTCTTTGCTCGATAGTCTTTTCCCGCTACTTGAAATTCAGATTCACTCATTGTAACCCCCAGTTATATTGTTGTTTTAACCAAGTGGTGTAATTGCAGGCTGACCCGTACCCAACAGTTCGGCTGGGCACACACCGATAAATTCCCACACCATCATCGCAGCATCTTTTGTGTAAGATACATCGGGTTGTTTGGCAAAAGCTGCATCTGTTACTGCGACAATATCTCCACGATACGTATCTGATATCTTGATGATGTTTTGACCCCAGTTACCAGCATAGGATTTTTGGAAGTTGTACGATGCTGATAACTGATGATTTACAGGCGATGTTTTCAGATAGCGCAATGTCACTCTACAAGCATTTGATGCACGTAGTGAGTGCATTGGTGCGCCATCAGCACCAATATCCAGCTTTGTTTTATCTTCAATCATCTGGATCGTGATGCCTTCCTCAGCAACGCCGGTACCCGAGCCAATATCGTAAGTACCATCTGGCCCGGAGAACGTTGCCTGGACATTGACGAAACTATAAGTAGCCATGACTTACTTCTCCACTACTAGGGGTTGACAGCTACGCTGACATCCACAGTATGCACCGCGCCAGCCAGTTTCGCTGCAACTTGGAATGGGACCGACTTTCGAGCTTGTCGATCTGATTCAGCTTGGCTACTTACAGGCGGAGCGTAGATATAGTATCCTTTTGGCAAGTAATCACCTTGCTGCAACTGGCCAAACCCATTCGCATTCCACTGTCCTGGTGCAATAAGTTGATTGTTTACACCTTGAACAAGTGCTGCTTCAATACCAGTCGCAAGGATGTGCATACCTGCATCTGTTTGTGGGATCTTTGTTGTCGATCCATACAGCAGATTATACACGTTAGTTTGGATTGTCTCACGCAGCCAATCGCAGCCGATAATACTATCAACGAACTGCCCAGAAGAACTACATCCTGGCTGCAAAATCGCTGTGTTATTGTTGTAGTTGACAAACACATTGCAGTTCTTTGCGAGCAGTGCATCCATCTGACTGGCTGTAATAGTTTCTGCAACGATTCCCGGCTCTTGCTTGTACATCAGCGTAATCGTTGTATTGTTTCCTAGCCAGTTGGTGGTTAGAATTCGTGCAAATGCCGACATAATTGAGTATGGATTAGTCGAGCTGTATTGCACTGCTGTGTGATTGAGTTTCAACTGTTGCAGTTGGTAGGCGATATTTGAGGTATCGCCGGAAACTAACACACCTGCTTCTGTCGTCGACACGCCATAGAAATGGGGCGGATTTGCCGCTTCGATGTAGTTGCCAACCAAGATATGATCGTTATCTGCTCCTGATGGAATTGTCAGACCATACCATTGATCGGAGAATCTGTTATCCATAATTTGGACAGCAGCAAGTGCGGTTTCCGGTGCGATACCATCTGCTACATAAGCGCCAGATGATGTCGATAGTCCAGACAGCATGCTTGAAATATCAGTACCGGCCGCACCTGCAGTCAGGAATGAAACTTTTGATGTAGTCCCAGTCGTTGTGCTCTGGAATTCAAACCTGTTATACACTGCATTATAAGTGCACACACAACCAGACAAACCGCCTGAGATAACAGATGCAATACCATTGAAGTTGGTTTGCAGGTGGAAATCCAAACCAGTCAGCGATTCAGGCGAACCTGCGCCATCGATGGTCACTTTGAATGAGCCATTGGAAATGGCCGTCCATGTAGGCAACAAAGCATTGTTGCCTGTGAGTGTTCCGCACTTCAGGTAACCGTGTGTTGCGGTCTTAGCCCACCGTCCAATATACAACGTAATCGGTTGTGGGTTCTGTTCAAACCAAAGTACTGCCGACAAGTATTCCTCAGTCGTGCCTCCGAAGTCAGCAGCAACCTCATCGATTGTGTTGTACTCGCGGATTCGCTCAACCACGTCAATCACGTCACTGGTCGTGCCGAGTACAAGACAAGTGTTAAAGTTGGGGAACTGGGCCAGCACCGGCGTCAGCGTGACACTGACGTTCACCAGTCTGGAGACTGATAAGCCGTTTGCAGACATGTTTGTCTATCTCCTGTCAGGAAGGCGTTGCAGACAAATCGCTGGCACCAGATAAGTTGGCTGCGATTTGGATGTAGTTGGGTTTTGCATCAAATGGAATTGTTAAACCAACTCCAGTTGCTGTATCTGTGATAATAGTACCGACACCTTCGACCACATTGAGAATCGCGTAATCGCGTAGGATTTCGCGTTTTAGTGTGATCTCAAGATCCATGCGTACTAACCATCTCTGCGAAAACAAAGACGGAACGTTGAGCAAATCCCCAACCGAAATAAACGAACATCTCTGGGGTACAAGATATTCTTGGTTTTGTGGCACAGCTGTGCCATCACGCATTAACGATCCATAGTAATCCGCTAGTCCGGTTGAACCAGTATCATAAAAAGAGCACAATATCGTAAGTGTTTCGTGCCTGTGAAGGACGCTATGTCCATCCTCGTCTGATACATGCTGAAATGCTGGGTACGTATCGGACTTCCTGTTTGTTATTCCGAATGCAATCCAAGCTTCGCCTGCATCAGGGATATTCGCTGGTTCTGCCACCCAACGGGGACGAACCATACTGCCATCGATCCCAGTAATCGATACCACCCAACCCTGCAGAAAATCAAGTAAATCAGAACTTTCAACCGGCGGGGCTGAGGGTCCGGAAAGTGGAGCAAGTGGGCCACCCGTAGCTGATGTATTCATAAGTCTTGTTGCTCTTGTGGTGGCTGATTGACGTAATTATACGAAGCACATTCGGCCGATGTCATACCAACTCCAAACGGAGTATAATCATCAAGTGATCGCACGATAAAGTAATCGCCATGCCAGAAAATCAAATCGGGTTGCCAATCTTTACCATTACTATCTTTTGCTGGACCACGCAATCTAAAACGTGTAACAACTTGAATCGTTTTTGCTTGATTTTCGTATGCTTCTTCACGCACCAGTGACTGATCGCCGGTAGGAAACACCGCACCTTTTGCATCGTAGCGCTTTTCAGTTATCGTAGGACGACCGTTCTGTTGCATAATCTGTTGCCTACGCACAACAGTAAAACACTGCGCTGCAAGTTCGGGGTCAACTAGATTTTCGGATGCATCAACGTAGGGCATACATCATAATTCCAATCACAACACCCGCTAGCATCAAACAGCTAAAGCCAATGAAAACGGCTTCATCGTCTTCATGGACAATTGAAAACACTTTCGGTACTTTTGTGATGATCCGTTGCGGCATTTTCATTTTTTTCTGACCACATATGTAATTGAGTTTCTCATAGCACCCGTATCGATCAACGGGATGGCAAATTCGAGTGAAGCAGCTTGCCCTTGGGCACGGCGTTCAAGTTCTTTTTTGGCGCCTTTACGTCCACGAGCAGCACGCGCACGCAAAGTACTTTCTTTCAAAGGAGGCGGAATACCTGCTGAGATCTTATTCTTAATCGCAACACTGGCAAGTGTTCCAATCCGTTCAAATTGACGTTCGACTGCTGCAGCACCACCTTTACCCAAAGCAAGGTCACCTGCTTTCCGCAGTCCTTCCTCTATCTGATTTTGCACATCTTTAATTCCCGGCTTCATAAAAGGACGAGCAGGGATATTAGCTTCAGGTGCACCGTTGTCGTGTATATAAGCTAATTGTGAATTCAAAATCGGACCATTTCTTGATGCTTTTTCAGCTGGAACACCAACAAGTACACGCGTGTTTGTTAAAGTTCGAACTGCAGCAAGAACTTCACTAGTTCGATCAAAAATTACTTTAAGTCCTGAAAATGGCACTAGTAAAACCTCAAATTCGAATTTCTTCTCGTTATGCCGAACCACCAACCAATGGGCGGCTTCTCACATAGAATCGTTTTATTCAACACACCATTTGTAACTCGACGTTTTCCTTGTGTATATTTATTTCCTTTTGGAAAAGTAGATCCTTCTAATCTTCCGTAGCTCCAACCAGATTCAAGTAAATCGGTTTGTTTTATTGTTTTACTAGTAACTCCATTGTTAACCCAAATTCGACCAAGAGTATAAGAATTCCCAATATTTACTTTAGCGGCTGTAGCAACTCCTTTTAAAGCTGAAGAAAGCATTACATCTCTAGATTCAGACCATTGCTTTTTTGCTGTATTACTATGTATCTTCTGTATTCGTGGATCTTCCGCTAACTTCTTAGATAGTACTTTTTGCCGCTCTTTTTGCTCCGGGCGGTTTGCAAACAACTTTAACCCTTCAGATATTTTCTTTTTCTGTAATTCTGATTTTTGTTTGCATGCTTGATTTTTAAACTTTTCCCATACCGGCTGTAGTTTAATTCGAACTTCAGGACTCCAATCATACCCTCCTTCACCCCCGCCTGTTAAATTGGACAAAGGTCCGTTAGGATGCCGTCCAACCAATTGAATTAAATCTTTTTCTAATTGCCAAGCCAGTTCTCGTGTAAGATTTTCACTTAGTTTAAGTTTACCTACTTCAAGTCCATTCTTTTTTAGCTTTTGAATAATTCTACTTTTTCGTGAGCTATCATTGCAAAATTTTTCGTGTTCAAACATACGTCTGTTTCGCCCCATTCCGATATAGAATGGGGTTTCGTTTTCACGCAGCAAAGCGTAGACATAATAACTATTTATCATTTATCCAAAACCTGAACCGCCGGGCTCGGGATACGGATACGGCCCCGGCCATGCGCCAATGGTAAATGGCGGCGCACAACCAATTCCAACTTGCATCCCGCCACTGCCGATCATGCGAGCTAACATGATAAACCGCACACCATAGGTCGTTAAATTCCAGTGAGCAGCATCGGCCACAATACCAGCAGCGGTATCATAAGACCGAGAAGTAGGCCCGACAGTTTGCCCCGAAACAACACCTTTATTGACGCCAGGAGGTCCGCCAGCAGCTGCAGCATCAGCTGCTTGCTTCTCAAGTACCAAGTTATGCGCTACAAACAACTCAGTGCCGAAGTCATAAGTAGTCGTAGGAGGCGAATCAGCTTTTGCAGAACTTGGGCCCCAGCGTTGCTGGTTGAGCAATAGTTTAGCTATTCCCAACCAGTAGTTGATCGCCGGATCAGGATAGTCAAGCTGATTGCCGAACTGAGCATCATGATTCTTACGAAATGACGCGACAGTTACTGTCATTTACCAGCCCCCAGGCCGCCTTGATGCTGCTTTGATATCATCAAACGTTACCTGTTCGGGTAGAGAGAATCCTCCCGAATCACGCGGCGCTGGTTGCCCCGCACCAGTATAACCTGATACCGGCGTTGCAGGCTGCACCGGGGGCTGCGGCATCGATCGTGGTGCTGCAGCTTCAGGAATTGCGTCAGGAGTTGCATTTTGCTGTTGAGCCATTTGCGGATTTCCTGTTCCTGATCGAGCAGCAGATGCTTCGGGAATAGCATCATGATGTACACCCGTAATAGTACCTTTGTTGGCGGAGGCATAGAATACTTGTTCGCCTTTTTCTGCGCCGTATTCCTTCTTCATCGAAGACATAATCTCTTCGCCTTTTTCGGTGAGCGGCATGGGCCTATTCCTTCCACTCTTTGGCACCACAATGACGTAGATACCAATGATCTGCCATCACTTTTGGCACTCGATTGGGACCTTTGGTGAATCGATACATGACGCCCTCAAAGTTAAGATTGACATTGCTGGGGAACATCATGATCGGGTCATCCGGACCTGCTTTATAGACAACAGGTTTGACTGCAGCCTTACCAACGCCCACAGGTGGCGCGCCAGGTACGGGTGCTGTCTTTGAACCTGCTTTCATCGGTTCAGGTCCTTTGGGTTCTTCAGCAGCAGGAACCGCCGCTTTAGCTGGAGCGGCTGGTTTCTCAACAGCCTTCTCAGGAGCTTTCTCCGGTTTCTTCGGCGGCTCCTCTGCTTGAAGTTTAACCCGCTCTACTTTCACTTCATCTGCCATTTTACCATTCCTTCTGTTTGAGTAAGCAGAAACCCCCTTTTTTATGTATCAATTGGGTATCTTACGAGATTCCATCCCTATAACCCAGAGTTTCAGGATACACGATTTCGACCACACCCAACCGACCGTAGTAAGTTGACTTGTGCCAAATGCTGTCGTATTGCAGTGGTGTTTTCGACAGCATGGTCATTGGGAAGCGGACTCGATCTTTGTCGTTGGTGTACGCAATCATTCGATCGAACCCAGCAGAAGTGCCAAGTGTACCACCAGCACCGGTACCAATGCACCACTTACAAGGCTTAATCGCCAGATTTGCACCACCTTGGCGCGCCGTGATATTATTCTCAAGAACATAATTGAGAATGCTCACGTTGCCGGCAGCGGACACTTTCTGGGTTGCGATATAACCAAACGCTGCGGGCGGCAACAGCATATCAGTAGGCATCACTGCCCACGCTGACTGTGCCCACACAGACGTCAGAAGCTCGTTGAAGTCCTGGAGGATTTCATCAGGCGTCTTGTTGGTCCACAACGGCGAAGATTGCGCACCGTTGGCAACGTTGGCTACGTTGGTCACAGCATCCGCACCCGACCTGTTATTGCTATTGATCAGGCCGTAGAGTGATGCAGCACCATCACCATAGTAAACCTGCTCATCAATTTCCATTTGATGGGCAAGCTGCAGAGCACGATACTTCTGCTCATCAACAGGACGGCCGAGTTTCGCTGCTGATTCCAGCTCAAGA